GCAAAGAAGGACGTCAATGGTCTTATGGGTGGTTCTATTCCTGTACGTAACTTTGTATGGGAACATTCCAAATCCGAAGGCCATGCAAAACATTGGGTGCTAGACGACAACATGAGACACATCTATCGTCTAAACCATAATATGAAAACTCGTATGACAACAGGTTCATCGTTTCGTATCCTAGAAGATTTTACCGATCGTTATGAAAACGTGAGGCTATCTGGTATGAACTATGCATTCTTCTGTCCTGCTACGGTCAAACGACCACCATACTATACCAACACTCGGATCTATTCTTGTATCCTAATCGACAACTCACTGGAACACAGATGGCGTGGTCGTTACAATGAAGATACGGACTTGTCTCTGAATGTCCTAAAAGATGGTGACTGTACTTTCTTGTTCCATTGTTTCCTTGTCGGTAAAGCGGCTACCATGACTATGAAGGGTGGTAATACCGAAGAGGTATATAATGTACAACAGACTGGTGACAGACACTCACGTGGTGGTGAGGACTTTGATAACCGTAAAGAGTTTGTACAGGCATTGGTAAACAATCATCCAGAACATGTAAAGCTTACATGGAAGTGGGGACGTTGGCATCACGATGTAAACTATTCTGTATTTACTCAGAAGCCTGTAAAGAAGCAGGGTCTAAATATTAAGAAAGGTATTGACGAATACGGCATGGTGTTGGGTAAAATCTCGCCAGATCAACACGACGCCGAAGGAGACGAGAACTATGGCGACTAATAAACTGAATGTAGATAATGTATCAAACAACTTGTTCATTCTTGCTGGTCAAGAAGATGAACGTACACCTTATGATTGGGACGGTATGCCAGAATTTGTACAACCAGACAACGAAGCCTTTGCCAAGATTACTGTCAGACTTCGTAACCAAGAGGACCTAGATGAGTTTATCAAACTGATGGGTCAGAATATCACACCTAAAACTAAAGCCATTTGGTATCCTGCTCTGGATAAAAAGCGGAACTCACTGCTACGCTGGATGGACGAAGAAGATGCCAGCGACCAATAATTGGCTAGAGAAGAAAGGTCAGGAGGTACTGGACAATCTTGAATCCTATACGGATGTCAAGTATCCAATCTATGTACCGTCCAAGGCTCGTAGTCAGGTAAAACTTACCACTCAGGCTTTGGCTGATGTTGGACTACATTTCTATGTGGTTGTGGAACCACAAGATGCCGAAGAGTACTATAAAGAGTATCCTAAGGACCAAATTGTGGTTATGGAAAAGAATGACCAAGGTATCGGTTATGTCCGAAATGCTTGTAAAGAGCATTCTATATCCATTGGTGCTGATTACCACTGGCAGGTGGACGACAATATCAAAGACTTCCGTATCCGTGAAGGTGGCAAGAATGTTGTAAAGAATACACGAAACATCTTTGCTGCTGCAGAACATTATATGTCATACTTTGATAATATCGGTATCTGTTCTCTATCACATACAATGTTTGCCTTTGCAAAGAATACACATGTGTCCATTAACCGCCAAGCATATAGTTGTGTCTTGGTAAACAACTCATTGGACATTAAATACCGTGAGGACTGCATCGAGGATACCGACTACAGTCTACAAGTATTGAGCAGAGGCTACTGCACAATCTTGTTCAATAAACTTCTAATGGCCAAGGCACCTACTGGTCAATACAAAGGTGGTAATACCGATACGGTCCATGCTGGTGACGGCCGACTGAAACGGTCTCGTAAACTTCAAGAGTACTGGCCAGGTGCTTTTAAGGTAGTTAAGAAAGATGAGAGGTGGCATGTTGCCCCATCCCGCGTTTGGGATAAATATCCACAGATGCCAAAAGGTCCGAACGTAGACTTTAATGGTAACACTCTGGACGATTTTTTTGGTTAACATTTACCTCAGTTTGTGATATAATACTATCATGATTGAATTTACTGTTTTCAAATCTCTGTTCGACAACAAGACTCATCGGCGTGGCCAGATGCATGACTTTGATGCATTCGAGCGCATGCTATATGACTTGGCATCTAAACCACTTGCATCCAAAAAACAAGCACAACTTATTTCCCCAGCCGTGTACAAACCAGACACGACTCGTAAAAATGATAATGTAACTGAGTGGGCTGGGTGGTGTGCCGTGGATGTGGACGACTTCATATTCCAAGGAGATCTCGAACATGAACTTCATAGTCGCTTTGGCCATTATCGCTTTGTTTGCTATTCTACTGCCAGCAGCACAGGCACTGCGCCAAAGTTTCGTCTTGTCTTTCCACTTACACAAAATGTACGGTCAGAGCGAATCAGAGCTTTCTGGTATGCTCTCCAGACTGAACTCGGCGACCTCGGCGACAAGCAAACTAAAGACCTGTCTCGGATGTATTACATTCCTGCAGACTACAATGGTGCTCACAATTTTATATTCTCTAATCGCAACGGTGCTTTTATTGATCCAGACGAGTTGATGGTCAAACATCCGTATGCAGAGAAGGCAACACTTAATAGTTTCTTTGACCGTCTGCCAGATGAGTTACAGAAACAAATCATAGAACACAGAAAATCAAAACTAGATAACACAAACGTGCAATGGTCATCATATCGTGACTGTCCTTTCTTTCCTAAGAAACTAGAGGCAGAATACCGACTCATCAGTAACACTGGTTGGTATCATAAGATGTACCAAATTATGGTGGCCATTGCAGGTAATGCTATCAAGAGAGAATATCCTATCACAGCAGGTGAGATATCTAAGATGTGTAGGGAACTCGATAGTGAAACCGGTAACTGGTATGAGAACCGACCACTGGATAAAGAGGCCGACAGGGCACTCGAGTACGTATACAAAAATCTATAAAAAAATGCAAAAAAGTGAAAAAAACACTTTACATGCTCTGTAAAGTATGATATAATAGTAACATAATCAAAGAGAGGAATACATTATGTCTGCACTGAAAACCCTTATCCAAGAATATACTCAAGACGCAAAAGAGTTTGAGGACCTTCGTGAAATGTATGAAGCCGATGCTCGTGATGTTGAGGTTGTATTAAACAGCATTCAAGAAGAACAGTTTAAATCTGCTTCAGTTTTTGTTGATAGAATGGATACTTCGGCTCGTGAAGAAGTTATCATTGCTATTGCAAAAGACTTCGGTACTGAATTTGTTTCAGAAAACTTTGGCTACAATGTGGAAGGTTGGGTATAATGAAAAACTATATGATGGATACTTTGAAAAAAGAAATCTTCTGGGAAACACTCGGTCCATACTACGTTTATGGTTATAAAAATGCTGAAGGTAAGTATGTTTATATCGGTAAAGGTAAGACAAAGCGTGGCCAATCTCATGTGCAAACTAAAGACCTAGACATCTATGATTTGGAAATTATTGCACAGAATATTGGTTCAGAGGCTGAAGCATACCTACTAGAATCTTACCTTATCAGACAACATAGACCAGAGTTAAATGAGCAGTCTGGTCAACATGAGGAACGGTTTGTTGAAACTAAGGTTGTAGATCTTGCAGAGGCTTGGGAAGCTGAACAAGTAGGTGCTATGGACATCATGATGAAAGTTGGGACTGATTTTCCAGATATCAATAGGTATGTAAAATCATTTACATCAGATCAGAAAGTTGTATATCTAAAATCTGGTCAGGATAAGAAACAAGAAATTTATCTGTCAATTAACAATAAATTTCAAACACATATTCTTATCGACACACGGTTGAGTTCATCTGCAACTGCTCAAGAAAAAGAACAGTTTGCCATGGAGCTACGTGATCAGTTTGCGGCTGAATTTCCTAACTTTGATATTGACACGCCAGAAAAAACAACTGGTGCAAACAAAGGTGTTAAGGATACCGTGGTACTATATACTAATGCACTTGAGGATGGTGTTTCCTCATATATCCAAGCAGTAAAAAGGTTAAGATCATAATGAAAGAATCATTAAACATTGCTATCGTAGGACACGGCTATGTAGGTAAGGCCGTGGACTATGGATTTTCCACACAAAATGTCAATAAAATTATCATTGACCCGATATATAATACTGACACATCAGAGTTGCAAAACATCCGTATTGATGTTGCCTTTGTTTGTGTTCCCACCCCTATGGGTGCGGATGGGTCTATTGATGCTTCTATTGTCAAACAAGTTGTAAAAGACTTGGAAGCCAAAACATGTCCGATTGTAATTAAGTCCACGGTCACTCCAGATGTGGTCCGAGACTTACAAGCAAAGAATGAGTTTGTAATTTATAACCCAGAGTTCCTTACTGAAAAGAATGCACTGGATGATTTTATTAATCCACCTATGCATGTCTTTGGAGGCCTGAAAAAATATACAGACCGTGTAGAACAAATGTACCATCGGTTCAGTCAGTGCAAACCATGTCCAGTGTTTCACATGACGGCCATGGAAGCATCATTTGTAAAGTACGGCATTAATTCTTTTCTGGCTACTAAGGTCCTATGGATGAATCAGTTTAAAGATTTGGTTGACAGCCATGATGCAAAATACAATGTGATCTCGAATGTTATTGGGTCTGATCCGAGAATTGGCCATAGCCATATGCAAGTACCTGGTCCTGACGGTCGTAAAGGTTACGGTGGTGCTTGTTTTCCAAAAGACACTTCAGCTCTTGCTGCTTTCTCTCAAGGCGCTTTTTCGGTTCTCGAAAAAGTTATTGAAGAAAATAATGTCTATCGTGACCAATACGAACTAGATGAGCGTGAAAAAGAGCAAAATGTTGTTTACATGACTCGATAGTTGTGATATAATACTAACAACATTTGGGAGAATAATATGGCAAAGATTGCAATTACAGGTATGGCCGGGTTTATTGGCTTTCACCTAGCACAAGAACTTCATTATTATGGACATGACGTTATCGGTTTTGATAACTTCAATGACTATTACAATCCAGATTTAAAAACTGACCGTACACGAGAGCTCGCCGAACGGACTGGCATTGTAGTAGAGAATGGTGACCTTAAAGACTCCGATTGGATGAATGATTGGATTTACTTTAAACGACCAGACTTGGTCATGCATCTTGCAGCGTATGCAGGTGTGCGTCACTCTATGGTAGAACCTGAAAAATATATTCAGAACAACGTTGTTGGTACACACAATCTCATTGAGGCCTGTACTCGTGCAGGTGTCGACAAAGTTGTATATGCATCTACCTCCTGCGTCATGGCGGGTAATGAATTACCGTGGAATGAGTCAGAGAAACTCGGTTATCAACTAAATCCATACGGTTACACTAAAGCCACAAACGAGTCACAGTTTATGGCTAGTGCTATCGGTACTGCAATCGGTCTCCGATTCTTTACCGTCTACGGTCCATGGGGTCGCCCAGATATGGCTCTCTTTGATTTTACTAATGATATCGTACAGGGCAACCCCATTGACCTCTTTAACCACGGTGATATGATTCGTGACTTTACTTACGTTGACGACATCGTGAAAGGTATCGACATTGTGATTGACAGAGCATTATCAGAAGATAATGAAAAAGAAATCTACAACATCGGTAACGGCCGTCAGGTTCCACTTATGGAATTTGTAGAAAACATTGAGAAGCAACTTGGCCGTACTGCTACAAAAAATTATGTACCGAAACACCCAGCAGATACACAGGCAACTTGGTCTGACACAACCAAGTTACAGGCTCTGGGTTACAAAGCAGAAACACCTATTGAACAAGGTGTTGAAAACTTTGTTGCTTGGTACAAAGATTATTATGGAGTGAATTAATGGTTACTGGACTTACTGCATCAACCTTTGATTTACTACACGCTGGTCACGTACAGATGTTACGTGATGCAAAGCAAAATTGTGATTATCTGATTTGTGCATTACAAGTTGATCCCTCACTTGACAGACCAGAAAAGAACTCTCCAGTACAATCATTGGTGGAGAGATATACACAACTCGCTGCTGTTAAGTATGTGGATGAAATTGTATGTTATCAGACCGAAGATGATCTGATGGATATCATACAGATGTATCCAATTAATCTACGGATCCTCGGTGAGGAATACCGAGACAAAGACTTTACAGGCAAGGATGAATGTCGCCGACTCGGCATTCAACTTTATTTCAACAAAAGAGAACATAGGTTCTCATCATCTGGGCTACGAAAAAGAGTAGTAGAAAAAGAGGGTGGAAATGTCAGCAACTCAAGAATGGATTAAACAAAAATTTGCAGAGGAATCACCACGGATCATTACCGAGTATTCTTTACAAAAACAAATTGATGAACTTGTAACTCGAGTTAAAACCCTAGAAGAAGAAGTTGCATGGAGGAATAAAGAAAGTGTCTAATATTCTCATAGTTGGTCAGAATCCGTCACGTGTTGATACTCCCAAATGTCGAACGCATATAAAACTCACTGATTGGCGTAAAGTATGGAATGTTGATGAATTTACATTTATCAACTGTAGTGATGACCTAGGTGAGTCAGGCTATGTGATCAACTATGAGAGACTGGAGAAACTTGGTAAGTGGGCCGACAAGGTTATAGCCCTTGGTGGTGTTGCTTCCAAGTCTCTCAAGAAGGTAGGGGTGGAGCATTTTCGGATGCCTCACCCCTCACCTCGCAACAGACAATTGAACGATAAGCAATATGAAATTAATATGGTAAATGCTTGCGGTACATATTTACAAAATTGACCGAATGTGTTATAATACACATACAAGGAGTAATGTATGTCAATAATGGATAAACTCAAAAAGAATAGTAAATTGGATCACACATCTATTCTGTCTGAGTCTAAATTCTTTACAGAGAAAGATATGGTTCCAACCGATGTTCCCATGATGAATGTCGCCCTATCTGGCTCAATTGATGGTGGTCTTGCCCCGGGTCTAACTGTACTCGCTGGACCATCCAAACATTTCAAAACATCATTCGCACTTATCATGGCTAGTGCTTATCTCAAGAAGTATCCAGAAGCCGCTCTATTGTTCTACGATTCAGAATTTGGCTCACCTCAGTCATACTTTGAACAGTTCGGTATTGATACATCTCGGGTACTACATACACCAATCACGAATGTTGAGGAACTGAAGTTTGACCTTATCGGCCAACTTGAGGCTCTCGAACGTAACGACAAGGTCTGTGTGGTAATTGACTCTATCGGTAACCTTGCATCTAAAAAAGAACTAGAAGATGCTATCAATGAAAAGTCCGTGGCAGATATGTCTCGTGCCAAATCATTGAAAGGGTTGTTCCGTATGACAACACCATATCTTGCAATGAAGAACATTCCGTTGATTGCTGTAAATCATACCTACCAAGAAATGGGTCTATTCCCTAAGGCTATCGTGTCCGGTGGTACTGGTGTCTACTACTCAGCAGATAACATCTGGATTCTGGGTCGCCGTCAGGAAAAACAAGGCACAGAAATCAAAGGTTACCATTTCGTAATTAATGTGGAGAAGTCAAGATATGTTAAAGAAAAATCTTCGATTCCTATTTCTGTTATGTGGGATGGGGGCGTTAGTAAGTACTCTGGTCTCTTGGATGTTGGGTTATCTGGGGGGTATGTGGCTAAGCCTAGCAACGGTTGGTATTGTCGTGTTGACCGAGATACTGGAGAGCTTCTACAACCGAAGGTCCGAGAAAAAGAAACTGTAACCGAAGAGTTTTGGGCACCAATCCTAGAAGGTACAGACTTCAAGGACTTTGTAAAAGAGAAGTTTGCCATTGGTGGTAACATCAGTTCTGAATTGGAACTAGAAGATGAAGCATGAGGAAAATGTTACATATGAACTAACCCCCGGGCAAGGTGACAATGACCAGAATTGGAACATTAGGATCATCGAAGGTGTGTTCAACGAGACTGTGGTCAACGTAAGCAAGATTGCTTTTAATGAGGAAGAAGAAGGTGTTATGTCTTTTGACTACCACATTGTTGAAACACCTGATACCGAATTGGACCAAGAGAATGAAGACCTACAGAATACCGTAGGTGATATCCTAGTTGCCATCATCACTCGGGCTATAGAAAATCAAGAGGGCATCTACGGTAAACACCCAGATGCCGATGACGATCAATGGGAACAATTATCTAAATGAAAACAAACCTAGAACAGGTTATCCTACGGAATATTCTGACTGATGAAAACTTCATGCGTAAGGTTTTACCTTTCGTGAAGCCAGATTATTTCGAAGGCATCTATCGTGTATTGTTTAAAGAGGTGGGCAAGTTTGTTGCAAAGTACAACAAGCTTCCAACCGCTGAAGCATTCAAGATTGAACTTGATCAGTCTGACCGAATCAGTGGAGAAAACTACACGATAGCGGTAGATATCTTACCTCAGATATTTGCCAAAGAAGATGTTGATGAGGAATGGTTACTTGATAGTACTGAAAAATGGTGCCAAGACAGGGCCATCTACAATGCTATCATGGAATCCATTTCCATCATTGACGGTAAACATGAATCATTAAGCAAAGGTGCACTACCAGACTTGTTATCCAAGGCACTGGGTGTTGCATTTGATACTAATGTGGGGCACGATTATGTCGAAAACGCAGAACAACGATGGGACTTCTATAATCACGAAGAATCTAGAATCCCTTTTGACCTCGAGTACTTTAACAAAATTACAAAAGGTGGAATCCCGAACAAGACTCTTAATATTGCTCTCGCTGGTACAGGTGTCGGTAAATCTTTATTTATGTGTCATGTTGCTGCATCTGCTTTGACAGTAGGGCACAACGTACTATACATTACCATGGAAATGGCTGAAGAACGCATTGCGGAACGCATTGATGCTAATCTGCTTAATGTTCCTATTGACCAACTTGAAACAATGCCCAAAACTCTATTTACTGAGAAGGTTAAGGCTCTGGCAACTAAAACTACAGGCCAGTTGATTATTAAAGAATATCCAACTGGATCTGCTCATGCTGGACACTTCCGTGCCCTATTGAATGAACTGAAACTCAAGCGTCAGTTCGAGCCAGATGTAATCTTTATTGATTACCTAAATATTTGTGCCTCATCAAGAATGAAGGGAATGGGTGGTGCTATCAATTCTTACAGCTATATTAAGGCGATTGCAGAGGAACTCCGTGGTCTTGCGGTCGAGTTCGATGTCCCTGTTTTTAGTGCAACTCAGACTACACGTTCTGGATATTCAAACTCGGATGTTGGCCTCGAGGATACATCGGAATCTTTTGGCCTCCCAGCAACGGCAGACCTCATGTTTGCCCTTATCTCTACAGAAGAGTTGCAGAACCTCGGACAAATCATGGTCAAACAACTCAAAAACAGATACAACGATCCGACACAAAACAAGCGGTTCGTTGTCGGAATAGATAGAAGCAAGATGCGCTTGTATGATGTAGATCCTAACGAGCAGACTCTTACTGATGATACACCTGTATTCGATAAATCGGATATGAACGAAAATATGTCTAAATTTAAGGATTGGAATATCTAATGAAAGATCAATTAGTCAAAGCAGCACGTATGCACGCTGAAGGTGAACTGGAACGAGCTAAAACTAACATCATGGTTTATATGAACCAAAGTGTTGGTATCGGTGAGCACAGTGACATTGTTGAAGCTATCCAAGAAGAGCTCGACAAGATGGCCGCGGCCACTGACCGTATTGAAATGCTGAATACACACTTCTCATGAGAAAAGAGGTTGGCAGACATTGGGGTAACCACCTTGCTTATCCCGACCGAGAAGCGGTAATTTACCACAATCTTGACAAAGAGCTTTATGAAGTAGAGTTCTGGAATAAGGGTAAACTTATCGAGACCAGAGAGATGGTAACTCACAGCAATGACTGGGGCAGAACAGTACATAGTCTAAGATATGCCGAAGATGCTGCAGAGAATTTTTGTTTGGGTTACATACCAGCAGATGGAACTAAAAAGTGACAACTATATTTGTATTTGATGTAGACGGAACACTCACCCCTAGTCGTCAGCCTATGGATCCTGAATTTCAGACTTGGTTTACAAGATTCCAAGAGGGTAACTTTAACTACTTGGTTACTGGGTCAGACAAAGACAAGACACTAGAGCAGGTAGGCAACATTGTACATAACTTTGCTGACAGAGTATATCAATGTGCTGGTAATGATCAATGGGAACAGGGCAAACGCGTTTGGAAGTCCGAATGGAAAATCCCTAAAGAAGCTGAAGAGTGGCTTCGTGTAGAGTTAGATGCAAGTAAGTTCCCACTACGTACAGGACAACACATAGAGGACAGAACCGGTATGTGCAACTTTTCGGTTGTAGGCCGTGGATGTACTTTGGGTGAGCGTAAGATGTATGTAGAGTATGATGAAAAACATGAGGAGCGGTACACCATCGCTCGTCTGTTTATGGAGAAGTTTCCAGACCTGCAGGCTGATGTAGCCGGAGAGACGGGTTTGGATATTTTCCCTAAAGGTAACGACAAAGCAATGGTGTTTGATGATCTGTATTCTTTTGACGAGATACATTTCTTTGGTGATAAAACCACTCCAGGTGGTAATGATTACAATTTGGCTAAATTAATTAACAATCGGTCTGGTGGTAATGTGCATCAGGTCCAAGGTTGGAAACATACTTGGGATATATTAAAGGACTTAGTGAATGGATAAATTATTAAAACGATTGGGTCTCAAGGACGAATACGGTTACTGTGACACCAGTATTGTAGGCTTTATTGTGCTTTGGTCGGTATTCGGCTATGGTGCATATCTTGTGATCAACGAGCTTTGGAATAAATTTTCATGAGTGTAAGACTAATTTCATATTCACAAACAGGGGAGAACCTTCATGTCGGTAACGATGTACAAGAACTCATTGCGTATTGCGCCCGTGTCTCGAACCCCTCGAACCAAAATAACGAAGAAACGTCCGGTCGTTTATTATCCTATCTCGCAAAGCACAAGCACTGGTCGCCTTTCGAGATGGTGTCTGCTTGCTTAGAAATTGAAACCACTCGTGATATTGCTCGTCAGATATTACGACATCGGTCATTTTCTTTTCAAGAGTTCAGTCAAAGATATGCTAATCCACTTGAAGATCTGAAGTTTGTACTCAGAGAAGCACGTATGCAGGATCCAAAGAATAGGCAAAA